CTCTTGATGCAGCAGTAGTTGCTAAGTTGGACGCAGGCGCGAACATCGTTCGTGTTGCTGGCGGAACTGGCGCAGTATCAAATGTTTACGAAGGTGTTGGCACAGTTGCTGCTAAGAACACAATCGCACCAGCAGACACAATGAAGTCTGCTGCAATCCGTACTGCTGTTACAAAGATGCGCTCTGCTGGAGTTCAGTACAAGGCTGCTGGAATGTTTCTTGCATACATTCACCCAGAAGTTTCTGCTGACCTACGCACAGAGACAGGTAACAACGTATGGCGTACTCCACACGAGTACCAGAACGCTGCTCCACTTTACGGCGGAGAAACAGGTTCATGGGAAGGCGTTCGCTTCATTGAGACAGCAAACGCAACTTCTTCACAGTCAGGAACAGGCTCAAGCACAACACAGACACGTGTGTACAACACATATGTAGTTGGTGCACAGGCTCTTGCTGAGGCTGTATGGAAGGAACCAGGCATGGAAATCGGAGTGGTCCAAGACCGCTTTAACCGTTTCAACCCAGTCGGTTGGTACGGAATCATCAACTGGTCTCTATACCGTACACCAGCATTGGTTCGTATCGAGTCAGCGGCTTCAGGTCGTCCAAACGCATAACAATAGTTATACGGGTGAGCAGGTGGCGTATTGCATATCTAATTTGGTGCAAGCACACCTGCTCATCAGTAAACCTATTGGAGGGAACTATGGCTTACATATTTAGAACACCAACAATCTTGGAAGAGATGGATGGCGAATACCATCCACTGTTTTCTAGAATCAAAATTGAAAAGGGAATCACAGTTCTTAAGAATGGTAATGTATACACAGAGATACGTTATCCATCCTCTGAGGAATGGATTGCAGCAGACATTGCTTACCTTGGTGGTATTGACTACGAAGTGGATGCAGCAGAGAAAGCAGACCTTGAGTCTGCTGGCTACACAGTGGAGACAGTATGAGACACAGACTAGACCATCCAGAAGATGTTGAAGGCTGTTTTGGTTGCAAAGTAATTGGATTGCAAATGAGTCCAGGAGATGCTTCATCTCAAAAGGCTATGAGCAATAAGAAGTGGGATGGAGAATTGAATGCTTATCGTGCTGCAAGAGCACAAGGTATTCAACCAGAAGGTACAAGTATGGCTGCTATACAGCGTGCTGTTAATGCTTCTGAAGCAATGGGTAAGGCGTATGACGCAGATACTATGACTAGTGCTCGTTACATTAATGACAAATCAGCAACAACACTAAAGGAAGCGGGAGCAATCTAATGCCAATGGTAAACGGAAAAAAGTTTCCATATACAGAAGCAGGTAAGAAAGCGGCTAAGAAGGCTGCTAAAAAGAAGCCAGCAGTTAAAGTTACAAAAACTCCATCACGTAGAAATGTTATTCCGCCAGATTACGATGTAATTATTCCTGGTATGGGATACACAAAGCCAACTAAAAAGAGTCCACCAAAGAAGATTAAAAAGAAGTAATATGGCATACACCAAGGCAAGTTTACGTGAGCGTCTAAAGAATCAGATTATGTCTGGTTCTAAAGGTGGTAAGCCTGGCCAATGGTCTGCCCGTAAGGCTCAGTTGCTAGCACAGGCTTACAAGAAAGCAGGCGGTGGCTACTCAGGTAGCAAAACTGCTAAGCAGAAGTCTTTGTCAAAATGGACTAAAGAGGACTGGGGTACTAAATCTGGTAAGCCGAGCACCCAAGGTGCCAAGGCTACTGGTGAAAGGTATCTGCCTAAGAAAGCCCGTGCTGCACTAAGCACATCAGAGTATGCAAAGACTACCGCTGCTAAGCGTGCTGGCACTAGTGCTGGTAAGCAGTTCGTAAAACAACCTAAATCTATTGCAAAGAAGACGGCTAAATACAGATGAAAAAAGATTCCAGATTAACTCGTGCTGGTGTAGCAGGCTATAACAAGCCTAAGCGTACGCCCAACCATCCTAAGAAGTCACACGTAGTTGTGGCTAAAGAAGGAACTCAGGTCAAGACTATCCGTTTTGGACAGCAGGGTGTATCTGGTTCTCCAAAGAAGGCTGGTGAATCTGCATCCTATGCAGCACGGCGCAAGTCTTTTAAAGCAAGACATTCTAAGAATATTGCCAAAGGCAAACTAAGTGCAGCCTACTGGGCAGATAAGGTGAAGTGGTAATGGGTATCCTACTCAATGAATTAACAGATGAAGTTCTGATTAACCTTGCAGGTTATACACTGCAACAAGACAAGGCTACACATTTAACAAACGATATTTCTACAACCACATCTACTATTGCAGCGCCTACAATTTTTAGCGTAGCCGATGCTCAGCGACTTGGTTCTGGTACAGTTGAGATTGATGATGAACTACTATGGGTAGATACTGTAGACCGTGTTTCTAATACAGCAACAGTATCTCCGTATGGTCGTGGATTCCTAGGCTCTACCGCAGCAACACATACTGCTGGCTCAAAAGTAACTATTTCTCCAACATTTCCTAAGTACGCTGTTAAGCGTGCCATTCAAGACACAATCCGTGCTATGGGTTCTGCCATCTTTGCTGTAAAGCAAACAAGTTTTACATTCAGTAGCACAATTGTAAACACATATGAACTAGATAATAAGAACATTCAAAACATTTTAACTATGCACTGGCAGGATATTGGTTCTAGCGGAGAGTGGATTCGCGTTAAGCGATGGGACTTTGATGCTTTTCCAGACACTGATACTTGGGGTAGTGGTGCACAGACAGTAACTATTGGAGATAGAATTGCATCTGGTCGTAAGGTAAAAGTTGTTTATGCAACCGCACCAACTACGCTATCTACAACTGCTACTACTTCATTTACTGCACAAACAGGATTACCTGAGTCTTGTCGAGACATTGTAATCCTTGGTGCTTCATACCGTTTAATTGCTTACTTAGACCCAGCCCGTACTGGTGCACAGTCACCACAGGCTGATGAAACAGATAACACTCGTACCTTTGGTTCAGCAACTAATGCGTATCGTCAACTGTTTGCTCTTTACAACCAACGTTTATCAGAAGAAACAATGTCACAACAACAACAATACCCGCCACGAGTTCACTTCAGCCGATAGGAAGATTGAATGCCAACTAGAAAATACTCATCCCGTTCCCAGCAAACTACTCTTACCGCTACGCTAAACACAAGTGCAACTTCCGCTACAGTCGTATCTGGAAGTGCACTGCTTGGTGGTATTACCATTTCTGCTGGAGAAATATTTACTGTAGTAATTGACCCAGATACAGCCCTTGAAGAAATTCTAGATGTCACAGCGGTTAGCACTAATACACTAACCATAGTTCGTGCTGTTGATGGTTCATCAGCACAAACTCACTCTCCTGGTGCAGTAATTCGCCATATGGCAATTGGTCGTGACTATCGCGAAGCCAATACTCATATTGAATCAACATCTAATGTTCATGGAGTAACCAGTCCAGTTGTTGGAACAACAGATACTCAAACACTTACTAACAAAACTTTAACTACCCCAACAATTGCGAGTTTTACAAATGCTACTCACTCTCACCTTAACGCTGCTGGCGGTGGAACTATTACTTCTAACGCTATTTCAGATTTTACTGAGTCAGTCGAAGATGTCGTTGGAGCAATGGTTTCTGGGAACACTGAGTCTGGCATATCTGTTACTTATGACGATGCTACTGGGAAGTATAACTTTGACGTAAACGACCCAACTATAACTATTGCTGGTGATTTAACTGGTTCAGCAACAATGACTAATCTTAGCAACACAACAATTACAACCGCTATTGCTACTGGTGTAATCGTTGATGCTGATGTAAATGCATCTGCTGCAATTGATAAAACTAAAATTGCTGGTACTGCAATTACTGCAGCCGATACAGGCACAGTTACATCGGCTATGCTTGCTGACGGAACTATTGTTAATGGCGACATTAACTCTGCTGCTGCAATTGCAGCAACTAAGATTGCTGGTACAGCGGTAACTCAGGCTGATATAGGAACAGTTACTAGTGCAATGATTGCAGATGCAACAATTGTTAATGCTGACGTGTCGGCAACTGCTGGTATTGCTAAGACCAAGTTAGACCTTGGTGGAACTATTACCTCTGCTGACTTGGTTGACGGAACTATTGTTAATACAGACATCAACGCTTCTGCTGCTATTGCACTTAGCAAATTGGCAGTAGACCCACTGGCTCGTGCTAACCACACAGGTACACAGACAGCATCTACAGTTTCAGACTTTGATACACAGGTTCGCACATCTCGTTTAGACCAGATGGCAGCACCTACTTCTGGTGTATCTCTTAACAGCCAAAAGATTATTAACCTAGCAAATCCTGTAGATAACGGAGATGCGGTAAGCCTTGGATATCTTACTGGTCAAAAAGGTATAGCAAATGGTATCGCCCCTCTTGATGGAAACGGTAAGGTTCCTCTAGACCATATTCCAGCGACTGCTATTGCAGAAGTATTTGTAGTAACTTCACAGGCTGAAATGCTTGCTTTGCCTAATGCTCACGTTGGTGATATTGCTATTCGTACAGATGTTAATAAGTCTTTTATTCTTCGAGTAGTACCTGCTACAACATTAAGCAACTGGAACGAGTTGTTAACACCAACAGATGCAGTTCTATCTGTTGATGGATTAACTGGAGCAGTAAGTTTATCTGGTTCATATCTTAACCGTACAACTGGTCAGTTGCTTGGCAACCTAGATGCAAACACTCACAAAGTAACTAACCTAGGTGCACCGACATCTAACAACGATGCCGCTACTAAGGTATACGTAGACACAGTTGCAGGTTCTGCTACCGCTGCTGCGGCAAGCGCTGCTGCCGCTGCTACATCTTACGACTCATTTGATGACCGCTACCTTGGACCTAAAGCAACTGCACCAACTGTAGATAATGATGGCAATACTTTGCTTACTGGTGCTCTCTACTGGAATACTTCAAGCAACGCAATGCTTGTTTGGTCAGGCTCTGCTTGGAGTTCAATCTCATCAACTGCAAATATTTTCCGCTATCGCTTTATAGCAACTGCTGGTCAAACAACAATCTCAGGTGTTGATGACAATGGAATAACATTTTCTTACTTGCCTGGCAAAGAGCAGGTATATCTCAATGGCGTACTTCTTGCTCGTACATCTGATTACTCAGCAACTGATGGAACAAGCATTACTTCTCTTGCTGCACTTGCGGTTGACGATGTTCTAGAGGTTATTACTTTTACACCATATGATGTTGCAACTGCTATTCCTAACTCATCATTTACCGCAAAGGGAACAATCCTTATAGGTACTGATGCAAGCACATATGCTGCACAAGCAGTAGGTAGCGACGGTCAAGTCCTTACAGCCAACTCTGCTCAGGCAGATGGAGTTGAGTGGACAACACCTGCTGCTGGCTACTCAGCACCAACTCTAGGCTCAACATCTATTGCATCTGGTGCTACAGTAACAACAGTTGCTGGCTTAACTTTAACCGCTCCTGCAATAAATCTAGGAATGAAAAATGTAACATCAAGTGTTTTTTCACAACTTGAAGATAATGGAAAAGTTTTACTAGCAAATACTTCAGGAACTAATTTTTACACCATTAGGTCTGATATTTCTGCTAATTTTCCTATTGGAGCGCAAATTACAATTATACAAATGGGTGCAGGGCCAACAATGATTCAATCAGTTAATCCTGGGGTTACAGTTGTTAACTCAACAGCCGCAAACCCAGGCTACCCTGCAACACGCGCTCAATACTCATCGGCAACTTGCATTAAGTTGTCTGCGGATAACTGGGTAGTAATTGGAGATATTATTTAATGCCTATTATTGGAATTCAATCTTCATCAAATCGCTCAAAACCAGACGCTCCAACAATTGATACAGTAACAGATGTTGGCACTGGTCGTGCATTTAACGATGGTGCTGCAACGGTAACTTTTACTCCACCTGCATTTGATGGTAAATTGCCAATTACTAATTATACAATTCCATCCAATCCTAGTAGGTCTACAGTCTTTGGAGTATCTTCACCATTAACTGTTACTGGCTTAGCGTCTAGCGTTCAGTATACATATACAGCCACTGCTACTAACCCTATTGGCACATCTGCTGCATCTGCAGCATCTATTGGCGTAACTGCAACCACAGTACCACAGGCTCCTACTATTGGAACTGCTACTGCTGGTAATGCAAGTGCAACTGTTGCTTATACAGCGGGTGCAACGGGTGGCAAGACTGTAACTACTTACACGGCAACTGCTTCCCCTGGTGGTCAAACAGGAACAGGCGCAAGCCCTATTACAGTTTCAGGATTAGCAAATGGAACTGCTTACACATTTACAGTAAGAGCAACTAATGCCAATGGGCAATCTTTGGCATCTGCTGCCTCTAACTCAGTAAGTCCTGTTGCTCCACTTACAATTACAGGTGGAAATCTTACGAGTGATGCAACCTATTACTACCGTACCTTTACTGCAAACGGTACTTTAGGAATTACAAACGGCACACTTAACTTTGATTATGGAGTTGTTGGTGGTGGCGGTTCGGGTGGCTCTGGGGAATACTGGGACGCAGGCAATCAACAAATTATTAACCAAGGAGGCGGTGGCGGAGCAGGCGGCGTACGCACTGGTTCATCTTCTTCTTCTTCAAGCATTGCCGTAACGATTGGCGCTGGTGGCGCAGGAATCCATACGGACAACATTGGTACTGGTATTGGCCAAGGCATAGGCGGAAACCCTTCTACCTTTATTATTACCTCAAATGGAGGCGGAGGCGGAGGTGGTGGTCGTAATGGATACACCGCACGGTCTGGCACTTGGGGTTCTGGAGGCGGTGGCGGTACTTATTATAGTAGCAATAGTATTACCATTCAAGGCACTGGTTCTACTGGAACTGCTGGACAAGGCAATAGTGGTGGTAATTCATCTATTAACAATCAGACTTGGCGTATGTCAGGTGGCGGTGGCGGTGGCTTTAGCGCAGCAGGACTTGCTGGCGGCACACTAGTTTCTGGATACGGTGGCGGTAACGGTGGCAACGGAACTACTTTATTTGGAGTTCTTGCCGTAGGCGGTGGCGGTGGCGGTGCTGGCGGTGCTGGTTTCGAATCAGACCTTAACGCATCTGGTTCAGGTGGAAGCGGTGGTGGTGGAGCAGGTCCAACATTTGCCGCTGGTACTGCAATTGGAACGGCTGGAACTGCAAACACAGGTGGTGGTGCAGGTGGAAGCCGTAAGAAATTTGACACATTTGCCAATACTGGAAATGCAAATGGTGGTTCAGGCGTAGTAATTGTTCGATACACAAGAAGTCAAGTGGGTGGATAATGGCACATTGGGCAGAAATAGATGAAAACAATATTGTTCTCCGCGTAACAGTTGGTGACAATAATGACCCTGACGAAGGCTATCAATGGTTAATAGATAATCTTGGTGGTACTTGGATTCAGACTTCATATAATCATAATTTTAGAGGAACGTTTGCTGGAATTGGATATACCTATGACCCAGTTAATGATGTATTTGTACCACCAACAATAGAAGAGGAAGAAACTAATGACTAAAGCCCGTGACTTAGCCAACGCAGCAAGGCTTCTTGATAACGTAACTGCAACCCAACTAGGGTACATAAGCGGCGTAACATCTGCAGTTCAACCTCAGTTGGATACAAAACAAGCAGTAGTAGCAAACGTTGACAACACTGAGATTGGTTACCTTAATGGAGTAACATCCCCTATTCAAACACAGTTAGACGCTAAACAACCAATTGTTTCTGGAGTAGATGATACTGAAATTGGATATCTTAATGGTGTTACATCTGCTATTCAAACCCAACTAGATTCTAAAGTAAATTTACTTCAAACAGTATCGACACCAACATTTACTTCAAACGCTTATACTCTTCTTTCAACCGACAAAGACAAAGTTGTTCTTCTTTCAAATGGCTCTACTGCTGGAACAGTTACAATTCCTACAGGAGTTTATTCGGCAGGCACAGTATTGACTCTTGTTCAAACTGGTACTGGGCAGATTACAATTGCATCAGGCGGAACTCTTAACTCACACGGGAACAGACTTAAGTTCAATGGTCAATGGGCAAGTTGCCAAGCCATTGTTACTGCTACCAATACTTTCCTTCTTATCGGCAATTTGACGGTTTAATATGCTGACATACTCAGGTAATGTAAGTTCATCGGTTATTACAATACCGATTGAATACTTAGTTGTTGCTGGAGGCGGAGGCGGAGAAGTTACAGGTTCTGGTGGTGGAGCGGGCGGTATGCGTACTGGCTCATTTACTATCTTAGGAAGTATGACAGTTACCGTTGGTACTGGTGGAAGTGGTAACGCAAATGGTTTTGCTGGTGTTGCTACAAATGGAAACGACTCTGTATTTTCTATAATCACTTCTCTTGGCGGTGGACGTGGAGTAAGCCACGGTAATACGCAAGGCATTGCAGGTGGTTCTGGCGGCGGCGGTGCGGGTGGTCCAGGAAATACTCATCCATTATCAGTTGGTGGTGCTGGTACCGCAGGTCAAGGTAACAGAGGCGGTAATGCTGTTGGTGTCGATGGCTGGATGGCTATGTCTGCAGGCGGAGGTGGTGCTGGCGGTCAAGGTACAGATGTCACATCTACAGGTGTAGATGGTAATGGTGGTCCTGGACTAGCAAGTTCTATTACAGGTTCTTCCGTAATGTACGCTGCTGGTGGTGCAGGTGGAGATATTAACGTTAATAGAAATTCAGTTGGCGGTTCAGGCATTGGTGGAAACTCTTTTTGGGATGACATTGGAACTGCTGGAGCGGCAAACACAGGCTCTGGTGGAGGCGGCGGTGGTTTCGGTGGAAGCACTGGAAGAATCTCTGGGGAGTCTGGTGGTCCATACTGGAGAGGTGGAAGCGGTGGGTCTGGCGTTGTAGTTATTGCATATCCAAACACTTACCCTGCGCCTGTTTCTATTAGTGGTTTAACTTTTAACCAACCAAGCCGTTCAGGCTTTAGAGTCTATAGATTCACCGCAGGAACAGGCACAATTAATTTTCAATAATGGTTAAGGAGTACGGCTTAATATGCAAATATCATTTGGCAATACTGCTTCATCAATAATTATTGCACCTCCGACTATTGAATACTTAGTCGTTGCTGGTGGAGGTGCAGGTGGAAAAGATTACGGTGGTGGCGGTGGTGCTGGTGGTTTTAGGACAGCATCGGGCTTAGCAGTAGCACAAAATATTTCTTATACTGTAACGGTTGGCGTTGGTGGTTCTATTAACGGCGGTAACGGAGGCAATTCAACTTTTGCTGCAATCACTTCAATAGGTGGTGGCGGAGGTGGTGATTTTATTCAATATGATAATCCTGGACCAGCGCGCTCTGGTGGTTCTGGTGGTGGTGGCGTGGGCGGTTATCCATCCGCGTTTACCGTTGGAGCAGCAGGAACAGCAGGACAAGGTAACGGCGGTGGCAGTGGTGCTGCTTGGGGTTCAAGTAGATACACAGCAGGAGGCGGTGGTGGAGCAGGTGGAGCAGGCGGTAACGCAGTCTCAGGTGTAAACGCAGGTTCTGGTGGAGCAGGTTTGCAAAGTTCAATTACAGGTACAGCAACATTTTATGCAGGTGGTGGTGCAGGTGGATGGCTTGCCGAAGGCGGAACTAATATTGGGTCTAGGGCTATTGGCGGTTCGGGTATTGGTGGTGGCTGGAATGGTTCAGCCTTAGTTGGACCAAATGGTGTTGCCAACACAGGTTCAGGTGGTTGCTCAATGGGGCAAAACACTGGAGATGGTTTTGCATCAGGTATAGGTAATGGTGGTTCTGGAGTTGTAATTATTGCATATCCAGATATTTACAGTCCTCCTTTAATTAGTAGTGGCTTAACTTACACGCAACCAACCCGTTCAGGATTTAGGGTTTACAGATTTACAGCAGGAACAGGCACAATAACATTTTAATTAAGGAGTAACGTGGCAGGCAGAGACTTAACAGATGGTAGAGCCAATCGTTCTATTGCTGTAGATGTAGGTGTAGTTGCATCTACTGCTATTTGGCAGAACACAGACATAGCCTATGACATTGCTATTGGTGGTATGCCGTTTATCCTTGCTACCAGTAATGACCGCCCTTATGGGCGCAGGACTGCACCGTTTAAGAAAGACCAGTTTGATTCTACTAACCAGCCAGGTGAACAGTCATTGACTGGTTGGTGGATTCGCTCACAGATGTCTTTTCATGGCGGTTCTGGTATCAACTTCTTTGACCCTGCAACTAATGATGAGAATGGACAGTATCGTTTTGCAGATAGCAGAGGCATAAATGTTTGGACTAAAGGCCAAGCAACCATGCTTAAAGATGTAGTTAATACTCATGAAACAACTGGCCCAGTCACAGGCACTGACCATCAGCATCCTAATCAACACGTTCGTTCTATTCAATGGAATGGTACTAACGGTGTCTTACTTCATGACCAATATGATATAGACAAGATTGCTGCAGATGGCACTGTAACTCACTTTGTTGACTACAATACTGGAACTGCAGAGGCTGTTTATGCTATGTGCGACGATGGTGTATTTGCCTATTGGGTAACTAACGCTAACGTTAGCGGCACTCCAAGACTTCATATGTACAAGAAGTTACTGACTGATAACACAACAACTATCCCATCTCCTATGTTTACTGCAAATGCTATTACAATTCAGTATGCAGCCATGGAGTTTGTAAAAGACCGTATTGTGCTATGCGTAAACAATGCTGTGTATGAATTACCAACTAACGCAACCAGCCTTACTGGCGCAAGCGGTGGAACTTTAGTATATACGAATCCTAATACTAACTACCACTACACATCTGTGGCTGCATCTGGTCCTGCTATCTACACTGCTGGTCATTCAGGTATTTACTCAACAATTCAAAAGTACACATTAAATACTACTGGTGCTATGCCAACACTTACCTCTGCCGTGGTTGCTGCTGAACTACCTGCTGGTGAAATTGTTGAAAAGATTTATTACTACCTTGGCTATATGATGATTGGAACTAGCAAGGGTATTCGTGTTGGAAGTGTTAACGACCAAGACGGTTCTATTAATTATGGTCCACTTATTGTTGAAACACTTCAACCAGTTTATGACTTTGCCGCTAGGGATAAGTTTATATGGGCAACAACTGGAATAGGTTCTACTGATGCTGGACTTATTCGTATAGACCTTGGTGGGGAGTTAGAGCCATTAAGATTTGCGTATGCAAATGATTTACAGGCATCTCAAACTGCAGAACATTACACAACAGGAGTTGCTTTTCTTGGAACTACCAATCGTCTTGCATTTTGTACAGCATTTGAAGTAACAAATGGTGCTATTTATCTTGAGTCAGCAACTAATTTAGTTCCTACTGGATATTTAACTACAGGTAACATTAGATATGGAACCCTTGAGCCTAAAAACTTTAAGCGTTTGCTAGCCCGTGGTAACTACGAGTTTGGTTCTATGACTTTAGAAACTGTAGATTCAGATGGCAATGAGTATGACCACATTTCATACGACTTATCAGTACCACCAGTGGAGGTGACAACCTCCAACCCAGCAACGGCTCAGGAGTATGTAGCCTATAAGTTTATTATGTACCGACATGGTACTGACCCTTCCAAGGGTCCAGTCTTTAAGGGCTACCAAGCAAAGGCGACTATTGCTACACCACGACAAAGACTTGTTAGCCACTATGTTTATTGCTTTGATGAAGAAACAGATAAAAACAATTCCCGTACTGGTTATTCAGGACGGGCGTATGACCGCATTGTTACTTTAGAATCCATTGAAGAAAATGGTGACATAGTTACATGGCAAGACTTAAATACTGGCGAAAGTCGTCAGGTCCAAATTGAAGGTATTAGTTTGGTAAACAATACTCCACCAGATAAAAACTCCACAGGGTTTGGTGGCATATTAGAGATTGTGGTGAGGACAGTATAATGACACCAGCAAACTGGGCTGGCTTAATCGTATCTTTAATTGCAATTGTGTCTGCGTTTGCTGGCTCGGTGCGTTGGTTAGTTAAGCATTACTTGTATGAACTTAAGCCTAACTCTGGCTCAAGTCTAAAAGATTCCGTCACAAGACTGGAAGAAAAAGTAGAAATCCTATATCAAATGATGTTACATAAAGGGAAGAATGAATGATAAAACTTGTGAAGAAAGCCACGCCTGCCGCTATTGCTGTACTACGACAGGCCACAGCGATATGTCCATCTCGTATGAAAGCGTCCGATGGACTCCTGCCGTCAGCAGCGCATATCCATCAGAATCCCAACTCTGACCACAATAGTGGACTTGCTGTTGACTTAACGCATGACCCTAAGAGTGGCATTGATTGTGTTGATTTATTTGAAAAACTTAAGGCTGATAAGCGTGTTAAGTATTTAATCTTCAAAGGAAAAATTTGGTCTAAAGAAAAGGAAGCACAAGGAAATCGAGAGTACACTGGGGGTAATCCTCATAATAAGCATCTACATATTTCTATTGTTGATGCCTGTGCTAACGATGTTTCTCCTTGGTTTCCATGGCTAGGTGAACCTAAGAAGGTTAATGTTATTAAGGCAAAGGTTAAAATACTACCCAAAAAGAAGGAAAACAAATGACTAAAGATAAACTAATTGCTATTGCTTCATCATATTTGCGTGCTGCGGTTGCATCTGTTTTGGCTCTATACCTTGCAGGAATTACAGACCCTAAGGCATTAGGCTCAGCCTTCCTTGCTTCTGTTGCTGGCCCACTGCTAAAGGCACTAGACCCAAAGGCTGCTGACTTCGGTAAGACATCTAAGTAATCTAATTTAAGGGGCCTAGCAGCCCCATAGACAGAAGAAACCCCCAGAACTGGTATTTCTACCAGCGCTGGGGGTCTTTTGTCATTTACGCAGTGTATTTAGGATGTCTTCAACCTTAATAAGGTAGC